GGAAGAGGTTGCCAACCAGACACTGGAAGCCACAATTGGGCAGATTAAAACTATTGTAGCAGATAACAATATTGCGAATTTTTTCAAGCAAGCAGGACAATCGGCGTAACGGAAGCGGTTGACCTGCTTTTTTCTCGCTATGCAGGTGCGGCAGAGAACGTGCTGAATTTTGATTTTGAATTCGGAATAGAAGTAATCAACGAGGCAAGACGAAAGAAGCTTGAAGAAGACCTGTATCAGAGGTGGATTATCGGCGGATATGAGAAAGAAATGAAATTTTCGGATTTCAAGAAACAACTTATGGATGATGCGCCAAAGCATCCGTCAAAAGATATAACCGAAGCAGAGATTTTTGCTAAAGTACGAAAAATTTTGGAGATGAGGAGGGAATAGCATGAATCTGTTTAAATTAGTTGGTTCGATATTTATCGATAACGAAGAAGCAAATAAATCTATTTCCAAGACTGATTCTCATGCGGAAAGTCTGACACAGAAATTCATCAGAGGCGTGGGAGAAGCTGTTAAGTGGGGGGCTGGAATCGCAACTGCAGCAGCAGGAATGGCAACGGCAGTCGGTGCTGCAGTTGTAAAAGTCGCAGAAGATACCAGAGAATACCGAAATGAAATGGGGAAACTGGAGACTGCTTTTGAAGCTTCCAACCATTCTGCGGATGCTGCCAAAAGTACATATCAGGGATTACAGGCAATCTTAGGTGATACAGGACAGGCAGCGGAAGCGGCTGGTTTCCTCGCTGAATTATGTGACACAGAAGAACAATTAGCTAAATGGACCGATATCTGCACGGGTGTTTATGGAAAATTTAATGTGTCGATTCCGATCGAAGGATTAACAGAAGCAGCAAACGAAACTGCAAAAACTGGAGTGGTAACTGGTAACCTTGCAGATGCTCTCAATTGGGCTGCTAAAGAAGGCGAAACCTTCGGAGTGAAATTGAAAGCCAACACAGAAAAAAATAAAGAATGGAACGAAGCTGTAAAAAGCGCAGCCAGCGCAGAGGACTACTTCAATCTTGCATTACAAGCTTGCTCCAGTGAACAGGAACGTCAGACACTGATTACAGAAACGCTGAATGGAATGTATTCTGAAAGCGCAACGCTTTATAGGGAAAATAACAAGGCAGTGCTTGAAGCAAATGCGGCACAGGAAAGATTAAATAGCGTTATGGCCCAATTAGGAGAAATAGCAGAACCAGTTGTATCGAAAGTTAAATTTTTCGGTGCAATTTTGCTTGAAAATGCAATGCCAGCGGTTATGTATTTTACGGAAAAGGGTGAACGTTTGATTGATACCTTTCTTGCTGGAGAGAGTCCGATTCAGTTGTTTACGGATAAAATAAAAGATTTGCAGTCTTGGTTTATCAGCACGAGCAGTTACGCAGAAGAGAAAATGCAACCGATTCTTTCGGACTTGGAACCGATATTTAGGTTTTTGCAGGACGCAGTAACATCGTTGGCAGGAGGATTCTTGGAGTATGTAACAAGTGGAGAATTGACCACAGATGTTACAGAGGCTATAACAGGTGCGATTGATTTTCTATCCAACGCTTATCAGACTGCAAAATCTTTTGTAGATGCTTTTGTAGATGGACTTCCGGATTACGTTACAAATGGCGAGATGGTCAGAGATATCACCAATGAAATCAAAGATGCCGTGGAATTTTTGAGAGAAAAATATGAGGCGGTCAAAGAAGCGGTACAGCCATATATTGATGCATTGTCAGAGTACGTTACAAGTGGTGAAGCTGCAGAAGACATTACTTATGCAGTAGAAACAGCAGTGGAATTCTTATATGAAGCATACCAATTTGCAACAGATAAGATTGCTGCTTTGATTCAGGGATTTAAAGATGCTGTGCAGTGGACTAAGGAGCATAAAACGCAGTTGTCAGTAGCGGCAATAGCTGTAGGAGCACTTACAACAGCGGTTTTGGTATATAACCGTGCATTAATAGCACAAAAAGCAACTCAGCTTGCAAAAATAGCACTGGATAAAGCGGAAACAGCACAAATATGGCTGATGGTAGCAGCAGACGATGCTCTTAAAGTAGCAAAAAACGCAGCAACAGTAGCAACAAACGCACTTGGCACCGCAATGAAGTTTGCCACTTCGAAAACGACCCTTATTATAGCAGGCATTGCGGCGGTTATTGCCATCGGAGTAGCCTTGTATCAGAACTGGGATACGGTAAAAGCGAAATGTACTGAGTTTGCGAATAGTATTTCGAAAAAATTTACCGAAATTAAGGATAACGTCGTTAAAAAAGTGAATGAAATAAAGAATTCAGCAACTGAAAAATTTCAATCATTAAAAAATAGCATAGGAACAATCATGCAGGCGGCAAACGACACGGTTTCTCAAAAGCTTACGAACATGAAAAAAGCATACCAGGACCATGGCGGAGGAATCAAAGGTATTGCGGCGGCGGCAATGGAAGGTGTAAAAGGTTATTACACGGCAGGATATACATTTATTGATAACCTGACGGGCGGAAAATTGACAGAAATCAAAAACAAGTTTACAAAAACTATGAATGGTGTAAGAGATGTTGTAAAAACTGCGATTGATAAAGTGAAAGGATTTTTTAATTTCAGTGTCAGCCTTCCGAAGATTAAACTTCCACACTTCTCAATTAAACCAAAAGACTGGGAGCTTGGAGATTTATTGAAAGGCTCTATTCCCAAACTTGGTATTGAATGGTACAAAAAAGCCTATGACAATGCAATGCTCCTGGATAAACCTACAATCTTTGGTTACGATGAAACGTCAGGAAAACTCCTTGGCGGTGGCGATGGAAATGGTTCGGAAGTAGTCGCCGGCTCCCATACATTAATGGGAATGATCCAGACGGCAGTCTCTGCACAAAACGATGTTCTTGCAACGCTCTTGTTTAAAATACTGGACGCAATCATTGCCCTGGATGAGCATATGGGCGGAAATTTACGCGAAGCATTGGCTGGAACTGCTTTCGAAATTAATAAAAGAGAATTTGCAAGACTTGTAAAGGCGGTGACATGATGCTGGAACAATTGACATATATAAACCACCTAAATGAAACTCTGGAATTTGGTCAAGGCAAGTTATTTGTAAATGAAAATGATTTGCGAAATTTTTCTTGGGAAATCACGAGTAAAAACAATAAAATATCGGGATTTAAGAGGGGGATTGTTGCTAAAACAATCCCCTTAATCATAGTATGTGATTCCGAAGAGGAAGGAACAACGTTAAAAAACAAAGTGTTTGAAGTGTTTGAAAAAGATGTACTTGCGATTCGCCACGGCAAAATTGCAATAGGAGATTACTATTTGAAATGCTATGTGACAGAGTCGACTAAGGCGGAATATTTGACACACAAGGGATACATGCGTTTGTCAATAAAAATCTCTACGGATTCTTCGTTTTGGATAAGAGAAATATCGTCAACTTTTAATTATGGAACTGGAAAATCGGGGAAAAACCTTGATTACAGAAGGGATTTTCCATCAGATTATACATCTAATTTGGCTGGAAAAATATTGGAGAATCCTCATTTTGTTGCATCGAATTTTAGGATTCACATATACGGAACATGCGAAAATCCGAGAATAACAGTTGCAGGACATAAATATGAAATCCTTGTGTCAGTAGAAAAAAACGAATATCTGACAATTGATTCGGTAAATAAAACAGTTTTTGTAACGCATTCAGACGGAACAAAAACAAATATGTTCAATAAACGAAACAAAGACTCCTACATTTTCGAAAAAATACCGGCGGGTCAATCCAATGTATCATCAAGCGGCCCGTTTAAATTCGATATCATACTTCTCGAGGAAAGGAGCGAGCCGAAATGGACTTAATATATACAAATATTGAAAGGGAAGATGTCGGTGTAATGTTTGATTATACATTAGACCTTGCCTACGGCAGTTCGGAAAATAACTTCGAGTGCAAAATCTTCGGCAATAATCATTGTTGCGAAAGCAACTGTTATCTGTATTTTGAAAATACAGAATACGGAGGAATTATTGATGATATCGGTGTGGATACGGAAAAGGAAGAAGTTACGTATTACGGAAGAACATGGCATGGTATTTTAAACTCTAAAATTATCGAACCAGATGCAGGACAAGATTACCTCGTATTGAGCGGAGAAGCAAACCTTGTACTTCTGGATTTGATTAAAAGAATGGGGTTATCGGAATTATTCACGGCTTCGGAAAACGAATCTAGAATTGAAATATCCAATTATCAAATGAATCGATATATTGGCGGATACGACGGTATTAGAAAGATGTTGAGAACATTTGGAGGTAAATTGAATATTTCTTTTAGGGATGGTCTCGTGGAATTATCTGCAAAATCTGTTGTTGATTATTCCGAACAAGAAGAATTTGATGCAAGCCAGCTTTCTTTCCGAGTAAAAAAGGCGGGAAATCCGCTGAACCATATCATATGCCTTGGAAAAGGAGAATTGGCAGAGCGTGAAGTAATCCATGTCTATGCAGATGAAAAAGGCAATATTAGTGATGTGCAAGTGATGAAAGGGATTCGGGAAGTGTCTGCAGTTTATGAAAATACAAATGCGGAATCCAGCGAAGAATTAAAACAGGGCGGCATTGATAAAATGCGTCAGGCATGGAATTCGAATGAATTGGAATATGGATTTGATTCAAACGATGAAAATTATGACATTGGAGATATCGTTGGTGCAAGGGAAGAAACGACAGAAACAGAGGTGCGTGCTGAGATATCGAAAAAGATTGTAACAGTTCAAAACAAGGCTATAACAGTATCTTATGAGGTAGGTGAATAAAATGGCTCATTTAATAACCGGATATGCTGGTTACGAGCATATATCTTCCGCAGATGACGGAGCTTTTAATGCTTCCTTTTTTGGGGAAGGACAATATGTGATGGATTTTGGGAATTGTTTTGCAGGGAGCATCATCGACAACAACACCGTTAGAATATCTGATGGAAACGGATTGATGTATGGCCGACATTTCCGAATTGATACTGCCTATGAAGACGTAACCATAAAAACGGGAACGGCAGGGAAAAACAGAATTGATTTGATTTGCATGACATACGAAAAAGACAGCGTTGAGGAAACAGAAAAAGTATATCTGCAGGTTATAGAAGGAACAGCAGTAGAGGGAACGGCGAGCGTTCCGGCGTATACGAATGGAAAGATTTTGGAAGGGGCAACATTAAATCAAATGCCGCTTTATGAAGTGGTAATTAAAGGAGTCGTCCTTTCGAAGATAGTACCAATATATGAAAAGATTCAGTCGTACGAAAAACTTGCTCAAAAATACGAAGACAAGTTCGAGCAAACGTGCGAGGATGCAAAAAATGAACTTAAGAAACAGATGGACGAAATTATCTATCATGAAGATGTAGTAAACAACCTTGAGAGTACAAAAACAGATGTGCCGTTAAGCGCTAATCAAGGAAGAGTAATAAGCGAACGAATTGCAGAACTGGAAAAATTCCATTTAGTAAAGAACACCGACAACTCATTAACATTAATATGCGAAGAACAGGAGTGATAAACATTGTCAATCAAAGTTGATTTAGTAACAGAAACCACCGCAAGAAGCATCCTGGAAGCCGAAAGACACAGAAACGCCCTGCTGGAAGTACTCGCAGCGGATAAAGTGGCGAGTATAACCAGTGATTTAAGTGCCATACAAAGAATTGTAAAAAACGGCTTGGCACCGGAATTATTCCATATAGGAGACCAGATTATCGTACCATGGAAAGATGTGGCAGCGGATAAAACATACGAAGTACCGCTTGATATTGTTCATTTTGGTACGGTTGAGTTAAAAGACGGTGAAACAGTACCTGCCATGTTCCTGCAATGGCATTACGCAACACCATTCGGCATGCAGTTTGATAACTACGAAGCATTTTATTATTGCGAAGAAGCTTTAGCAGCAGGTACGTATTGCGTAACAATGGGAAATTCGTGGGGCGAAAATGTAGTAGGCGGAAAATCATATTACTTTACGCTTACAAAAGATGTTCCGACAGGAGGACAGCTTGCAGGATTCAGAGGAATGCCGGACCAGGCAACGACGAACTGGAAAGTATACAGTTACGAAAGCAGAGAAGCCACAGAAGTGTTGGAGAGCGTAACGGTGACGGAAGGGACAGGCGGAATCTCATTAGGCACCATCACGAATACCACAAAATACGCAGACAGCGGCGTTAACAATATGCACCGTGTAGGCTACGGATACAACCGCTGGGCGCAGTCTGGAATCAGACAATGGCTCAACAGCAAAGCGGCAGCAGGAGCATGGTGGAAGCCACAAAATGTATTTGACCGCGCGCCGGACCAGTTAACCACTAAGGCGGGATTTTTGAGTGGATTCGAAGATGATTTTTTGAAAATCTTAGGAGAAATTAAGGTAGTAACAAATCTTAATACCGTATCAGACAGCGAAATTGGCACACAAGAAGTAACATACGACAAAATATTTTTGCCATCCTTAGAGCAGATATATGTTAACCCACAGTTAGCAGGCGAGGGAGAATATTGGGAGTATTGGAAAAGAGCAACGGGAGCAACCGCGCCACAGGCACAGCACGGAACATATCCGGAACGTATTACATATGCTTTGGAAAATCAAACGGCTGCGCAGAGCGTCCGTTTGCGTAGTGCCACCCGTGGTCACGCGTGTACCGCATGGAATGTGTACACGTCGGGCCACGTCTACAACAACTACGCGAGCTACGCCTTTCGCTGCGCCCCAGCTTGTGTAATCTGCTAATCGTGCATAATGGGCGGGCAACGCCTTGCCTGCCCTATGCGCGCCAAAATAAAAGAAAGGAGTAACTGACGTGTCAGTACCAGAAACAGAGAGGGGCAAAGGCAAATTTGAAGTACTCATTAAAGCAAATGATTTAGCGGTATATACTATAAGAATCTGCAAAAATGACAAAGTGTTTTTACCAAAATACCAGACGGCTCTAACGAACGAAATTATAAGCACGGCAAAGCAGATTTATATTAAATGCTGGACGGCAAACAATATAAGAGTAGGCGAAGACCTGGAGAACTGGAAAGCGCGAAAACAATTGCAGGAAGAAGCGGCCAGAGAATGTAATAATTTACTTGCCCTTATACAGATAGCAAAACCGTTATTTCATTTAGCCAGTAAGCGAGTTAAATATTGGGG